TCATCGAGTAGATGTAGGTGCCAGCAGTCGTGGTGATGGTCAGCGTTTGCCCCAGCACGTTCCAGGCGTAAGCATCTTCAATCTGGCGCTTGGCATCGTTGACGAACTTGCCAATCAGCGTTGAGTAGCTGGTTTCGTTGGCTGTAGACACCTGCGTCTCACGCAGACGAATCAGCACATCGTTGATGAGTTGCAGGTAGGTCATTGCCGTGTCAGCCCTATTTCTTCAAAGGTTGCGATCACAGAAATAGTTGAGCCAGATTCTGATAGCGCAGTAATGTAGTCGCCTTCTTCCAGCACGATGTACTGGTTGACATCAATCTCGGCAAGCGTCGATTTAGCGGTAAGTGTGTACTCAGTCGTGATTGGTATGGTTGAGGCTGCACTTGCGTCATACCAACTAAAACTGATGTGCTTGTTTGCGCCGCCATTGTTTGATGCGTGAAGAAGCACGCATTTAGCGTAATAGCCGGTCGGCACCGTGTACAACGTGGTAGTTGTATTAGCGGTTAAACTTCTACCGACTGAGAGTGGCCTCACTTCTTGTTCCTCGCTGAGATTGCCTTGGCTTTCGCTTTTGCATCCGCTTTGGACGATGCGCCCCAGGCTTGGAGGGACAACAGGAGGCGAGTCGGTTCGCCATCCTTGTACTCAGGCCCAGGCATATTGCCCATTCGCGCTAGGAAGGAGGCCCGTCGCGGGTTGTCGCCTGATTTGACCGGGGCTTTTAAAGAGCCACCGGTCGCAGCATTATAAGACGCCCTGCCCTTGGCGTTCAAGCCGCCTTTTTTGTTCTGTCCCTCTTTTCGCTGCCAGGCGGGGGTTTTCATTTCTTCTTGGCAGTCTTGGCCGACTGCTTGAAGGCTTTGGCCGTAGGAGCGCCCTTCGTGCCAGGCTTACGCATCTTCTCGCCAGAACCGGCTTTGATGCGCTCGCGCTTGGCGGCGATGTTGGCGTAGAGTCCCTGCTTCATTTCTTTTTGGCCTTGCCAGCTTGCGACAGGGCGATAGCCACCGCCTGCTTCTGGGATTTGACGACCGGGCCACCTTTGCCCGAGTGCAAGGTTCCGGCCTTGTACTCGCGCATGACCTTACTGATTTTCTTCTCAGCTTTGGTCTTTTTCATTTGCTGCGACCCATCTTCTTCATGGGGGCAGACTTCATAGGCGGCGCTTTCATGGACTTGCCCATTTTGGCGGCGTACTCTTTAGCCTGCTTCTTGCCTTTTTGAGTGTAGGCGAACTTCTTTTCTCCAACCATCGGCATATCAGTCTCCTTAGATAGTGACTACTTTACGAGGGCGTCCACGGGGCCGAGCCGGAGCCGTGAACGGCGTGTCATCACGCTGCTTGTTGGGGTCAAACTCTGGCTCTTGTTCCTCTTCGTCCACCCGGACATAGCCAGCGTGACCGCGCATCGAATCAATGTCGTGCTGAAGAGTGAACGTCACCGTATTACCACTCTGAAGACAGCGAAAGGTTGCCATTTGAACTCCAAAAACAAGGGGGCTGTTAGGCCCCCCTGTTTTAGACAGAACGCGCAATAGTCAAATGCACCGTAGTAGATGCCAAGTTAACGGCGGCACCAGTCGGATTGTAGGTCACGATGGTCACCGTGTTAGCAGCCGAGACATAGGCCCGTTTGACCAGACCAGCCTCGCTAACACCCATTGCAAAACCAATAACCTGATCGCCGAGAGCGACGCCGGGCACCGTAATGGTGTCGGTATCCGTACCTGCGATGCCGACGTTAGCCGCATCAAGAGTACACGATACATCCCAGGTATCCGTAAACAAGCCACGGAATTGGTCATTCCCGCGACGGGAAGTGACAGCGGTAGCAGCAGCCATATCAATCTCCTTAAAAAGACGCCCCCCGGCTTGTGGCCGAGGGGCTAGTCATTAGGCCGGGACGGCCAGAGCGAAGGCTGCGGAGGCGTTGGCAGCGCTAGAGGTGGCAGAGGTACGCAGAGCCTTCACGCCGTAGATAGTGTCGGCGGTGAAGAGGGTGCCCAGGTCTTCCTGCTTGTACTGCGTCTGCGAACGCACGCCGAGCTGCTCAACCAGCACCATCGCGTCGCGGTGGCCCATCAGGCAGATACGGTCAGCGCCGCTGTTGCCAGCGCCGGTGTCGGCGTTGGACGAAGCGAACACAGCCATACCGTAGAGCTGACCGATTTCACCGTTGCGGATAGCGTCGCCGTTGCCGATGAACGCTTGCTCGGTGTAGCGGGCCAGACCCATCAGGGTGTTGCGGCTCGACGGGGGGATCAGGAAGAAACGACCGTCCATGGGGACATCGTTGTCGTCCAGACGCTGAATGGTGCGGCGGATAGCAGCATCAGTCAGGGCGGCAGCGTTGGAGCTGGTGGAGTTGTACGCGGTCGTACCGTCAGAGCCGATGTAGGCTTTGGTGGTGGTGTTGCTGGTCGCGTAGTCGTCGGTGCCAACGGTAGCGCCGTTGAAAGCGCGGCCCAGTTGCACCAGGTCGGTATCGATGCGGCGAGCCAGAGCGTAACCGGCGTCTTCCGTGTAGAAGGCGCGCAGGCTGGTCAGGGCTTGCACTTCAACGATGTCCTCGATCAGGCGGCTGTACTCATAGTGCTTGTTGATCAGCACTTGAATATTGGTGTCGCTCTCAGCAATCAGAGTAACGGCATCGGTAGCAGCCTTGGCAGAGGCAGCGCCGCGAACGGGCGCGGGGATGTTGACGGTATCACCCTTCTTGCCACGGAAGGACATCTTCTTGACCACGTTGGCCAGGACGAGGTTCTTCTTGTACGCAGCGATGATTTCATCAGACCAAATTTCAGGAATGAAATTGGCTGCGGAAGTCGTGGTGACGCTATTAGTCGGGGAAAAGGCGGTATTGGCCATGTTAAATCTCCAGATTTAGGGGTTACTTGACCCGACCCTCTTGGTAAGCCTGCATGATCTCATCAGACAAGGCTTCGTAGCGGGTTGGATCGGTCATTTTCAGCCGAATGAGGTCGGCACGGCGGTAAACACGCTTTGAACTCTCTCCAGAGCCACCAACATCCACCTGCGCGGCTTTCATGCTCTTAGCCCGGCTGGCGTCATTCGCCTGCTCGGACTGTTTGGCTTTAACGCCGCGCAGTTGCTTGAAGGTAGACAGCAGTTCGTTGGCAGAGTCATAGTCGAACTCAGCATCGGCTTTTGCGTACAGCGCCAGGCGAACGGAAGAACCCTTCACCCAGTTCTGGAAATCAGCGTCGCCGACCACTTGCGTGTAATCGGGATGCTCTTGCGCCAGCTTTTGCTGAATCTGCATCCGTTTGAACTCTTGGCTCGCTTGGCGCGCCGCGAGAACATCAGGGTGCCTGTCTATGGTCGCCTGAACAGCCTTCTTTGGGTCTTCAAAGAAGTCTACTTCCGGTTCTTCCTCTTTTACTTGCTGTTGCTTCGATCCGAGGTTCTGCTTGATAAGCTCATCGGCCAATTTTCGGACTTCGCCCACTTCCTGGGCCTGCTTGCCAATCAGCTTCTCAGCCTCTTGGTGCATCCGAATGATTTCGTCCAGACTCTTGTCCCGATACTTGTCGGGGAGCGCGGGCTTCGACTCTACTGCCTCAATTTCACTTTGCGACTCGGGTTCTTGGTCAATCAGCATAGATGTTTCCTGCCAAAATGGTTGTAGGAGATTCAACTCGGCCATGGGCTTATGAGTTGGCTTTGCGCTCCGCGTTCAGCTTTTCGATGTGCTTGCGCTCAAACCGCCCGTATTCAGACGGAAAAGCGCCAGACCAACCTTCGAGCTTGAACGTGGGTGCGCTCATGATGCGGCTGGCTGTACCGCCGCATCCACACCGGACACTCTTCGTCTCATAACCGACGAGCGTTTCGATACGCTGCCCGCATTCGCAGGCAAATTCATACATTCTTCGCATTGCTCAGATCCTCGTATGCATCCTCGCTGACCTTCTTCAAGGTTTTCAGCCAGGTCAATATAGAGATCTCACCTTTGCGAAATTGTAGACTTTTCTCGTCCACAATGGTAGAGACATTGTTTAATGCGTCAAGCATATTGTCAATATCTTCGATGAGGTCGATCCAGCCTTGATGGGCGAACAGATCAAATCTGTCCTCATAGTACTTTTGTAGCTTGGGTTCCATTACATTGCCAGAGCGTTGAGAAGCAAAATTGCACCGCCAGCACCCACAACGACGCTGGCGTAGAGCAGGGGCATCATCACGGCCAGAATCGCCGCGCTGGATAGGACGATGGCGAGTTGAAGCGCCATGCCTGCGTAGCTAAACCACGGACTGCGGGCCTTGGCGACATCGCGGTCAGCCTCCGCCGCCTTAGCCTTAGCGCTGATCTCAGCCATGTCGGCCTGCTGCTTGGCGGCTTTGTCAGCCTTGCCAGCCTCTTCGTAGATCACAGAGCGAATGTTTTTGGCCTGATACCAAGCCCAGAGATTGTTCGCCTCAATTGTCTTGCCCAGCACCCGGCTGGAGTTGCTCCCGCCGTAGTAGCCGTTAACCGCCAACAGCAGGGCGAACACGCTAATCGTGATCGCCGCCCAGGCTTTGACATAGGCTTCGCGCTCAGATCGGCTGGCGCTTGGGGAAGGTTTCTTGATCATATGCCTAGCTTCTGGAAGATCATGGCAAAAATTCGGTTGGCAATGTCGGGCGGTAGCGTGATGATGAAATCGAAGGCGTAGTTGATGAAGATGAGGTAGCAGATGACCTTGATCCACTTCTCCATCGCATCAATGAGGATGAGATGGATGTCAACGGGTTTACGAGGCATCTCATGCGATTATTTGCACTAGCAACCAGCCAACCCCGCCGAGCAGCACCGCAGCAATGGCAACTGCGATGCCGATGTCCCGGAACTCTTTCATCTCGCGCTGGCGTTGAATCTCCGCGAGCTTCTCCTGCTCGGCCTCTTGCTTGTCAGAGGCGTTCATCTCAGCTTCGCGCTTCTTGATCTGGTGCCAGATGTCCATGTTGTTCGAGCTGAAGAACAGCCCCTGAACCTCGCGCTCGAAATCGGCCTGGGCCTTGAGCGCCATCTCGATCTGCATTGCCGCACCCAAGTTGGAGCCGCCCTTCTTCTTAGCCTGGCGTGCCGCTTTGGTGGCGGTCGATTTGGCATCGAAGTAGTTGCCCAGCAACGGCCCCAACTGCGCTACATCCGTCGCAGTCTTGGAGGCCATTTTCACCATCTTGACGGCCTTGTTGACGGCCTCCAAGGCGGCGATGGGGTCAATCATGATCATGGTCAGCCACCCTTGAAGTGTCCAGCCACCCAAGTGATAACACCACCCATGATTGATGCAATGGTCATGCCCATCCAGAAACCGCCTTTGCCTTTGTTGGCCAAGGCAATGAGTTCCTCAAGCTGGCGCTCCATCTTGTCGATCTTCTTGTCCATCGTCTGAACGCGCTCCCACAGAACGCCGTATTTGATCGGGTCGATTTCTGTTTCCATGATCAGCAGTCCTCTGCGCCCTCAAACCCCGCTTGCGTCTTTAGATCGGCGTACAGCCCGTCCATCAGGTTGCCTTGCGGCGTGGGGCAATAGAAGGCGTGCTGGGCTACATCCTGCGCGTTAGCTTGCCGGGCATCTTCCGTGGCGTACACGGCCACCTGATACTGCACCTGATCCTTGTTGCCAAAGATGTTGGTGATGCGGGCGTATGCCTCCGTGAACGGGATGCCGACGCTGCTGGTGGGGATGGAAAGTTTGAGAGCCATGTTATTCCTCAATCGTTACTGTACCGCTAGTGGCCGGGTAAATGTCCACCAGTTGAACCGCCACCGGCTCTTGCCACGACCAGCCAGCCTCAGCCAAGATTTCATCGGTGACCGCTTCCATCGTCCGGGTCGTGCTATCGGGCAGGCGCACCCGCGTAGGCCGCGTTTCGCTCGTGTCACCGCTTGTATGGATGTAGCTCATGGTATCTGGTTCATCCCGTAAATGTTGTTGGTGACGTAGTTGGGGACGGTGACAGTGGTGGACATCGGCAGCGATGGTGGAGTGAAGTTGGCGGTGTAGAGGGCGGTGCCTTTGCAGACGCGGACATTTGAGATGTAGCCGTATGTGTATTGGAAATTTGTCCCAATTGTTGCATTAACTCGCCCCACTTGGGTTACACCGGAAAAATTAGATAAAGACCCTGAATATGAATATGAACCAGCGGAAACACCATTCACATACAAAGTAAAAGCTGATCCGTAACGAACAAAGGCAAGGTGATACCATTGGCCTGTAGCCCAACTGCCAAATTGAGTTATGTTTAACCAACTAACACCAGTTGCAGAAGATAAGATATAAAATTTATTAGTTGTTGTTGCGGCTATTCTGGCGTGGGCATATCCGTCTGAGCCAGAAAAATTTACCATTATTAAGTTTTGATCTACACCCGTTGTTGTCGGATACCACCAGAGTTCAACCGTCCAATCTCCTGTTGAAAAATCAAATGCCGTGTTATACGGAATCGACAAATAATCTCCGTTCCCATCAAAGTAGATCGACGAACTCATCCCTGTCGGGTACTGCGCCGTGCTGATGGTCGTATTGCCGTTAATCGTCACCGGCAGGTTTGTAGATGTGCTATTGACGATGCTGTAGTTGTCCGTCAGCAGCAGCAGCGAAGTGTTCGTAATGGCCGTCAGGGGAGAGGTCGGCGGCGTGAAGTTAGCCGTGTAGACGGCGGTGCCTTTGACTACCCGGGCGTTGGAGATGTAGCCGTATGCATATTGATATTGAACGCC